CGATTGAGGTGGCCCGGTGTGGCTTCACCGACTTCGGCGGGCCGCGCGAGAACCGGCGCGACATCCAGATCGTGTTGCGTGACGGCACGCGCCTCTACCGTCGTATCAACGGGTCCGCGCTGACGATGGCAGGCACCGAGCTGCTCACCCTGGCGGCCTCGTTGGGGGTCGATGTGGCGGTGTCGCGGATCAAGCGGGTGTCGTTCATGGCGCTCTGCCGCCAGGACACCGACCAGATCGAGTTCGTCCACCTCACGGACAACAAGGGTGCGAGCCAGATCGGCACGACGTTCCGCAGCGCGCCGAACATCCGCAGCGTGACGGATACCGGCGACGCGACGTTCGTGAGTAGCACCACGCTGACAGGCGCGTGCGGCGAGAGCGAATGCACCACGGTCACGGAAGATCTCGACCTGGACAATCCGTATTGGGCCTTCGCGCAGAACCTCGACGGGGGCGACGGGTACTACGCCAATCAGTCGTCCGGCATTACGGTCGATGAAATGCCGACCGACGTCTATGGCATGACCTACGCAGTGACGAACCCCGCTCCGGCGTCTGCGCGCATAGAAGTCACCAAGACCGAGCCGACCGACACTTTGATGTACCCGCTGATTTTCATGTCGGGGGCACCGATCGAAGTCGTCGCTGGCCTGACGCCGTATGTCCGCTTCACGGCGGATATCTCGCTTGAAGTGTCCGAAGCGTGCCCGGACTTCGACGCATACATCACGCTCAATGTCGCGTTCACGGATGGATCGCCGCCTGCCGCGCCGCCGGGGTCGATCGGGTCGTATCCATCAACCGACCGCAGCCTGATTGCGGACATCGGCGGCCCGCGAATGACGCCAGTCGGGATACGCTACGAATACCGCAGCGGCGTCCTCACCATGCTGGTGGACCCTGATTTGGTGAGCGGGTTCTCTCCTGCAGTCGGCGTCACCTACGAGCACGACACAACGCTGCCACGAGACGCGGCCGGGACGATCTACGTCACGCCGTTCATCGAATATGGGATTGCTTGGACATTCAGCGGCACGGGTCACGTCGTAACGCTGGTCATCGACAACCTCCGCTTCTCCGCCTCGTGTGAGGGGTAGCCGATGTTCGCTTTCAACGAGATATCCAACTACGCGGGCATCCCGACGCTCCTGCTCGAGTTCACGCGCGGCGCGACGACCTGGCGCTACGCGGCAGCCGACCGTGACGTTGTGTTCGACGGCAACACTTACACCGCCAAGCCGTTTTCATGCGGACCCATTCGGCAGACAGGCGACATCCAGCAGGACGAGTTCACGATCACCGTGCCGGCCTCGCTGGCGTTCGTCACGGCGTTCACCGGACTGCCGCCGTCCGAGCGCGTACAGGCGGTCGTGCGACGGTTCCACCGGGGCGACGATGATGCGGCGATCCGCTGGTCCGGCAAGGTGAACCGCGTGAAGCGGGTGTCTTCGACGAAGGCAGAGGTGATCTGCGACACGATGCTCGCCACGTTCAAGCGGGGTGGTGTGCGCCTCCCTTGGCAGCGGCAATGCCCGCACGCGCTCTACGACGTGTCATGCAAGGTGCCCAAGGCCGCCTATGCCAACTCGGCCGTCGTGGAATCCATGGACGGCACCACCATCGTTGCCGCGGGCCTTGCCGTCGCCGGGGAAGGCCGCCTGACCGGCGGCTTCGTCGAGTGGACGACGGCAGACGGCGTGAAAGCCTGGCGCGCTATAACGGCGCACGGGACGACGGCTGCGGCGCTGCTCGGCGGCACGGTCGGTTTAGAAGTCGGTGACACCGTCGTCGCCTACCCCGGCTGCCCGCGCACCACAGAAGGCTGCGTCACCTTCTTCAACAACCTGGCCAACTACGGCGGCATTCCCAACCTGCCGAGCAAGAGTCCCTTCAACGGCGATCCGGTGTTCTGAGCCATGGACCCTTTCACCTTCGCGATCATCCAGCTCGTCATCGCCTTCGTCCTCCTGGCCGTGTCCTACGCAATCACGGCCAGCATGTCGCGGCGCCAGCCGGCGAAGAAGCCTGCCGCGCTCGAGGAGTTCGACTTCCCACAGGCCGAGGAAGGCACCGCGCAGGCGGTCGTGTTCGGCGATGTGTGGGAGCCGGATTGGATGGTGCTCTGGTACGGCGACTACCAGATCACGCCTATCAAGAAGAAGGGCGGCAAGAAGTGAAGGTCTACATGCGCCACCTTCGCGCCGCTCGGCTCTGCGCTCGCGGCGGTCGCGCGTGGTTCGAGCGGCACGGCTTCTCGTGGGCTGATTTCCTTCGTGACGGCATCGACGCCGACATCCTCCGCGCCACGAAGGATGCACTCGCCGCGCGCGCCGTGGCCGAAGCGGAGAAGGAAGCATGAGCAGCGGCGGCAAGAGCACGGTCGTTGGCTACCGCTACGCCATGAGCGTCCATATGGGCCTGTCCCGCGGGCCGGTGAACGCCATTAAGCACGTCAAGGTCGGCGACCTGACAGCGTGGGAAGGCCGCGTCGAGGGCAACGACGACATCGACATCAACGCGCCTAACCTGTTTGGCGGCGACCAGAAGGAGGGCGGCGTCGTCGGGACGCTGTCCGTGTTCATGGGTGGCGCCGCGCAAACCTTCTCGTCTGCCTATAAGGCGCTCATGGGCGGGCTCGTGCCCGACTTCCGGGGCATCGTCACGACGTTCTGGCGCGGCCAGGTGGCCGTCAATAACCCGTACCCGAAGCCGTGGAAGTTCCGGGTGTCTCGCTACGATGCAGGGTGGGACCTGGACGCCGCCGACCCGGCCCGTGCGGAAGTCTGGTACGCCAACCGCGCCCGCATTCTCCTGCCCGGCGACATCGAGGCGATGAACCCGGCGCACATCATCTATCAGTGCCTCACCGACCGCCGGTGGGGCCGCGGCCTGTCTCCGGCGGCGCTGTACGAGCCGTCCTTCATCTCGGCAGCCAACACGCTCTGCGCCGAACTGTTTGGCCTGTGCATGAGGTGGAACCGGCAGAGCGACATCGACGAGTTCATCAACAGCGTGTTGTCGCACATCGGCGCCACGCTCTACCCGGACCCGGAGACGGGCGCGATCGTGCTCAAGCTGATCCGGGCAGACTACGAGCCCGATGATCTGCCGGTCTTCACCTACAATAGCGGCTTGCTCGAGATCAACGAGGACGAGACAGGCGGCGGCGACAGTGCGTTCTCCGAGGTAAACGTCACGTACACGGACCCGATCACCGGCAACGAGGCCAGCGTCAGCGAGAAAAGCCTGGCGCTGCAACAGGCCAACGGTGACGTAGCGAGCACGACACACGCCTACCCGGGTGTGCCGACCGCCGCGTTGGCTCTGCGCTTGGCCAGGCGTGATATCGACATGCAGGCGGCCTCGCGCCGCTACAAGCTGGTGCTCGATCGGCGCGGATGGCGTCTGCGCCCGGGTATGGTCATCAAGGTGACCGATGCCAGCCGCGGCATCGACGCGGCGATCCTGCGCATCGGCACGACCGAGGACACCGAACTCACGGACGGCCGCATCAACATCACGGCGGTTGAGGACTTCTTCGGCCTGTCCGCGTCCGGCTACTCCACGCCGCAGCCGGCAACCGGCTGGTCTCCTCCCGACAATACCGCGCTGGCGGTGTCGGATCTGCGCTTGGAGGAAGCCTCCTACCGTGACTTGGCGCGCGAACTGCCGACCGGCGAGTTGAGCGCCCTGGCCGCCGACGCCGGGCTGTTCGTCGTACTGGCTCGGCAGCCAAGCGGGACGGCTATCAACTACGACATCGCGAGCGCCGCGACCGGCGAGACGATGGCCATTCGAGGGAACGGCAACTGGACGCCGTCCGACACCATCGACGGCGCCCTCGGCTTCTACGACACCCTGGTCGCCTTCGGCGAGGACGCCGACCTGTCGGCGCTCGACCTGGACGAGGCCATGCTGATCGGCGACGAGATCATGCGCGTCGATGCAGTGGACCTGGACGCCAAGACGGTGTCGGTTGCGCGTGGTTGCGCGGACACGCTTCCACAGCAACACAGCACGGGCGCCCGCGCGTGGTTCTACCAGGACCTCACCGGGACCGACGCCCGCGACTACACGGACGGTGAGGACGTCGGCGTGCGCGTGCTGACGATCACGCCGACCGACCGCCTCGAGATCGCCGATGTAGCCAGCGAGACCATCACCATCGGTGCCCGCCAGGCGCGTCCGTACCCGCCGGGCGACCTGCGCGTGAACGGCGACCGCTTCGGCGAACTGGACGGTGCCTACGGCGGCGAGATCACGATAGGCGGCGCCGACCGGGATCGCTTGCTGCAGAGTGACCGCCTGATCGAACACGAGGCCGCCGACATCGGCCCGGAGGCAGGCACGACGTACACCATCCGCATCTATGACGGCGTGTCCCTGGTTCGCACGGCGAGCAGCGTGTCGTCGCTGCCGTGGGTCTACACCAGCGCGATGCAGTCCTCGGACGGCGAGCCGACAGAACGCGAGTGGCTGTTCGAGGTTGAGAGCGAGCGCGGCGGCTTGACGAGCTGGCAGATGTACCGCTTCGAGGTGACGCGCCGTCTCGGTGTGTCTGTGAGCGGGCTGGACGGCTCGGTCGTCGTACAAGGCAACACCGGCACGAGCACCCCGCGCGCAGTCCGCGTCGCGGGCCAGGCGGGTGCCGTCGAAGTCAACGAGACGTAGAGGAGTCATCCCCATGGCCGCAGGCCCCTTCACCCTGGTCAACGCCGCGCTCGAGGCGATCGTCGATGGCACGATCGACGTCGAGGGCGACACCTTCCGCGCCGTCATCATCACCGCGGCGCACACCGCGGCCGTGACCGACGACACCTGGTCGGATATCTCCGGCTCCGAGGCGTCGGGCAGCGGCTACACAAGCGAGGGCGTGACGGTGAGCCCGCTCGCCATCTCGCGCACCGGCGGCGTCGTGACGGTGGACTGCGCAACCAACCCGACATGGAATCCGGCCACGCTGTCGGGCAAGTACGTCTACCTGGTGCGCCGGGCCGGCGGCAGCCTCGCCTCCGGCGACCTGATTCTCGGCTACATGGATCTCAACGTCGGCGGCGGGAACTTGAGCGCCGTGGCCGATGAGTTCACGGTCGAGTGGTCCGTTGACGGACTTTTCACGCTCTCACGGGCGGCCTGACAGTCACCTTTTCGTTGGCAACTCAACCGCAGTGCCCTAAGCGAGACGCAGAAAACGAGTATCCACCCGCGGATGAGGAGCAAGGGTGATGCTATGCGCAACGGCCCTTGTCCTGTTGCTGGACGCCTCTGGTTCGATCCTGCCGGGTGAATGGCGTGAGCAGGTCGAAGCGACGGCCAGGGCGATCGAGAGCGACGAGGTGTCGGACGCCATCAGGCGGGGCGGGCCGATGGCGGTCAGGGCTATGGCTTTCAGCAACATTGTCGGCGACCTGACCGGGTGGGTTGTCTTGCGCGACGAGGCGGACGCTCGTGCCTACGCGGATCGGATGCGCCAGGCGACGCGCGTGGTCGGCGGGTCCACCGACATAGGATGGGCTCTGAGCGCGGCCCACGAGGCTGTACGCGCGGCGCCGTGCGTGTCCGACCGCCAGGTCATCGACCTTTCCACGGACGGCGAGGCGCCGGAGGGGGCGACGGCCCTGGCCCGAGACGCGGCGCAGCTCGACGGCGTGACCATCAACGCGATTGCGGTTGGCGGGGCGGCGCGGCCTGACAGCCTGCGAGAACACGCCGTGACGGCGGACGGGTTCTTGGTCCACGCCGCAGACTGGTCGCAATACGCGAGGCTAGTGAGACGAAAGGTGATTCTTGAAACAGCCGCGAGGTAAGGCTCACCTTTCTGTTGGCAAATCAATAATTATGTCCTAGACACCCTGCAAGGCACAAGAGGTAGAGATGGTGAAGTCCCTTGTCCCCGTGACCAACGCCCCTGGCCAAACGGTGTCGCTGTGAGCGACCCGGTGGGCATTGCGCCGTTGGCGACCGCCGCCGAGCGCATCATCGAGGGGTCGCCGGTTATCGTCGTGATCCTGTCGGCGATCGGGCTGGTGGTTTGGCGGACGTGGCGGCAGGAACGCGAACAGATGCTCACGGAACTCAAGGAGGAGCGCGCCGCGCGTCACCGCGCGCACGAGCAGATGATCGAGGTGGCGCGGCAGGGCAACGAGGCAATCCACGCCGTCCGCGACGCGGTGATGGAACTCCGCCACGCCTTGAAGTCTTCGGTATGATCGCCGCACTCATCCCTCTCCTGCCGCTTCTCGCGCCGCTCGGCATCCGAGTCGCGGAGTGGCTCGGTGGTGACGACGCGGAGGACGTGGCCCGGCAGGTCACAACGGTCGTCAACGCGGTAGCCGGCAGCACCGACACGACCGCGGTTGCGGCGGCCCTGGCCGACCCGCAGCGCGCAGCAGAGATGGCAGTCGCCTTGGCCCGCATATCGGCGGAGCGCGAGAAGGCCAAGGACGAGGCCCGCAACGCCCACCTGGTCGCCACCCTCGCCGACACAGCCGACGCACGACGGCAGACCGTGCAGCTCGCCACCGCTGGTAGCCCGCTGGCCTACGGCGCCCCGCTCGTCTCGGCCGTCGTCATGGCCCTGTTCTCCATGATGGTCGCGGCCGAGCAGTTCGGATGGTCGCCGGTCACGGACGGCACCAAGCGCCTGGTCGAAGCGGCCCTGGTGCTGGTGCTCGGCTACTGGGTCGGGTCAAGCGCGGGCTCGGCGGCCAAGGACAGCCGCCAAGCGGCGATGGTGCAGGCGGTGGCCGAGGTGGCGCCCGCCGCGCGCCGACTGTTCGGGAACCGGACGCTGTGACCGCCTATCTCACCGGCCTCCTGCTCGGCGTGATCCGGCCCGTCCATGACGGGCTGCAGGCCGAGTTCGGCGTGCCAGCCTCGGACGGGGCGGACTGCCTGTCGCTCGCCATCAAGATCCAGGAGAGCGGCAACACCGCCGTCCGCGATCAAGGCGACCCGAACGTGACCGGGCCGGCGACCGGCCTGTGGCAGTTCGAGAAGACCGGCGGGGTGTGGGAAATTCTCAACGCACCGAAGATCGCGCCAGTCTTCATCGAGCTGTGCGCTCGCGCGGGCATTCGCGCGCACGACGACACGGTTTGGCGATTCTTCACGACG